AAACGCCAAGCAGCTAAAGCAGTAACCTTTGGTATTATGTATGGTGCTGGACCAGCAAAAATCAGTGAACAAGTTACCAAAGATTCAGGTAAGTATTTTAGTAAACACGAAGCTCAAGAAACTATCAATGATTACTTCAACGAGTTTCACAAGTTAAAAGCATGGATCAATACTAACGAAGATTTTATTCGCAAGAACGGATTTATCTATAGTTACTTTGGTCGCAAACGGAGATTACCAAATGTTCAAAGTCAAGATAAAGGTGTATCAAGCAGTAGCATTAGGTCTGGTCTTAATTTTCTGGTCCAGTCTGCTGCTAGCGATATTAACCTTCTAGGTGGCATAGATATGAATGAGCATATTAAAGCTACGAAAATGAAAAGCCGTATCTTTGCACTTGTACACGATTCAATTTTAGCAGAAGTGCCAGAAGGCGAAGTAGAAGAATACATGGAGAAACTAGCAGAGTTTATACAGATGGACAGAGGTATAGCAATTCCTGGTGCTCCTGTGGGTTGCGACTTTGAGATTGTTCACGAAGATTATTCAGGTGGTAAGTTCGAGAAGATGTATGGTAATCACATTTAGAGACTTTACAAAAATTACTTTCCCAGCTTTCTTGATGGACTCAGGAAACTGGGAAACAGTAGACGGCGTATTCTTCTGCGATGGGCAGGTTGTAGACGATAGAAACCAAATGGGTGTAAACATCGGGGCTAGGCGTATGCAGAGTCCTCTTAAAAATAAGTATGAACTCAAAAAATCAGTAGCAGCACCCAATGGTTTGATGAAACAATCCACACCTTATTTTGTAGACTTTACAGGAAAACCTTTCATCTACGAAAAGACTAAACTAGTACCCCTTAAATATATGAAAATTAAAAAAGTGGAGCGTAAACAAATCGCTACACTTATATGGGTGAAAGGACACAATGCACCTTTCACCGTACCACGACCTCCCGAAGATGGTAAATCTTGGGCAGGAATCTTGCATCTACATGGACTTCCGTGGATGCTTTATGAGTACTCAGACGAGAAACTCAAAGACACGAGAAGAAAAGTATAATATGGCTAAAAAACGTAAAACTCTTGCGGGTGTAAACTTTGACCTAAGAGAGATTGAACCTTTAACACGCAACCAACTCAAAGCATTTGAATCAACCAAGAATCTAGTTCTGCACGGACTCGCAGGGACAGGTAAGACGTTTATATCTTCATATCTGGCGTTTGATGATATGACAAAAGGAGAGTATCAAAAGCTAGTAATTATACGAAGTGCAGTTCCTACGAGAGACATTGGATTTCTACCAGGAACTGAGAAAGAAAAAGCCTCTGTTTATGAAGAGCCTTACAAGGATATTGCCAACGATCTGTTCGGTCGTGGCGATGCCTATGAAATTTTAAAACAGAAAAATTTAGTAGAGTTTATGACTACTTCGTTCATTCGGGGTATAACTTTACGAGACGCTGTAATCTTAATTGATGAGTGTCAAAATATGTCTTTTCATGAGCTTGACTCTATCATCACTCGCATGGGTGAGAATACTAGAGTTATTTTCTGTGGAGACTTCCGACAAGAAGATCTGAAAGGTAACGGAATACGAGATTTCTTTCAGGTATTGAAACGTATGGGTCTTTTTGACTTTATTGAATATGAGGTCGAAGACATTGTGAGGTCCGACTTTGTTAAAACTTATATTATTGCTAAGAACGAACTTGAATTATGAAGGCAGTCATAAGCCACAGAATCTACATGGAATGCGATGATCGATTGCAAGAGCAAGTCGATAAAGAGCTTACATATACAATTCCTTCGCACAACCCACACGATCCGCCCCAAGTTATCAAAAACATGGGCATTATTCGTAACGGGTTAGTGTCATTACCTATCGGACGTACGGATTTGATACCAGATCACTACGAAATAGTCGATAAGCGTATTGAGAAGCCTGTAGAGTTTCCTGAGTTTAAGTTTGATCTTCGACCAAGCCAAAAAGCGGTTTATGATGAGATCAAAGACAATAGTATAATCAACGCATGGGTCAGCTGGGGTAAGACTTTTACAGGTCTTGCAATCGCAGGCAAGTTAGGTCAGAAAACTCTTGTTGTTACTCATACAGTCCCTCTGCGTAATCAGTGGGCAAAAGAGGTAAAGAAAGTCTACGGTTTTGAACCCGGAATCATAGGCAGTGGGAGGTTTGAACTTGACGCTCCTATCGTCATTGGGAATACCCAGACTTTGTACCGAAACGTAGACAAGATTCGTAAAGAGTTCGGCACTATCATACTTGATGAAATGCATCACGTTAGTAGTCCGACCTTTAGTAAAATTTTAGATACAAATTACTGTAGATATAAGATAGGTCTATCGGGTACTATAGAAAGAAAGGATGGAAAGCACGTTGTGTTTAGAGATTACTTTGGTAATACTCTTTTTAAGCCACCCAAAGAAAACTATATGACCCCTACAGTACACATTGTTCCATCAGAGATTCGTTTCATGGACGGGGCAAGAATACCCTGGGCTAACAGAGTAACTAAACTAGCAACTAATGAAGAGTATCAACATACAATCAGTATGCTTGCCGCGGCCTACGCCGCAAGAGGGCATAAAGTGCTAGTAGTAAGTGATCGTGTTAGCTTTTTGAAAAGATGTGCCGAACTCACTGGAGACAAAGCAATTTGTGTAACTGGTGAAGTGGAGCATGAAGATCGAGAAAGGCTTGTAGATGAGATTCTCTACGGGGACAAAGAAGTTCTCTACGGAACGCAAGCAATTTTCTCAGAAGGTATATCAGTAGATAACCTTAGTTGCCTAATTCTAGGCACACCAGTGAATAACGAGCCTTTGCTAACACAGCTTGTGGGCAGGGTTATTCGTAAAAAAGAAGGTAAGATTGATCCAGTCATCATTGACATTCACCTCAAAGGCAATACTGCTCGCAAGCAGGCTTCCAACAGGGTCGGATTTTATATGAAACAAGGCTGGAACATGAAATACCTTTAAAAAAATATTTCTTGACAACTTACTTAAACTTCGGTATAATATATGCTCTTATTTGATTGGAAGAAGGTTTTCGATACGGCAGCTGGTAGCATCTATAATTGTAATCTGATTATGGAAATGCTTATCAAGGGTTCAATCCCTAAAAACAAGTACGACCCTATCTATAAATTTTCTAGTAAAAACTTTGTCGGTAACTCTTTTCTGGTACACCCAGAGTTTTTGCTGCACCACTCCTATAAGTACGAACAGAAAGAAATATGTATGTATTATGCACTTGCTTCCTTGAGGAGCTTGGGCGATTACTACGCTTCTGGAAAAACAACACTAGATCCACTGCACTGTCCGGTGCCTGTGGAAGAAATTAAAGATAACAGGCTACTTATCGTATTAGAAGATGAAATTACTTTTATATACGAAGAAGTCACTTTGGAGACTATACACTAATGGCTATTGCATTTAACCAACAAAAGGGCTCTGCCCAAAAATCATCAATCGACACCTTTCAGTATCAAGACGGCGATAACAAAATGCGTATCGTTGGCGACATTCTTGCTCGCTACGTTTACTGGATCAAAGGTGAGAACGACAAAAACATTCCAATGGAGTGCCTATCTTTCGATAGAAACTCTGAGAGATTCAACAACGTAGAGAAAGACTGGGTACGTGAGTATTATCCTGATCTGAAGTGTGGCTGGAGCTACGCTACTCAGTGCATTGATAATGGTCAAGTTAAAGTTGTAAACCTCAAGAAAAAACTGTGGGAGCAAATCATTACTGCTGCAGAAGATCTTGGCGATCCAACTAACCCTGAGACTGGTTGGGACATTTGTTTCAAGCGCGTCAAAACTGGCCCACTTCCTTACAATGTTGAGTACCAATTACAAGCACTCAAGTGCAAGCCTCGCGCTCTTACTGAGGACGAGTTAGCACTAGTAGGTGAACTAAAGTCTATGGATGATGTAATGCCTCGTCCTACGCCTGACGCGCAGAAAGAGCTTCTTGATCGAGTACGCAATGCAGGCAACGAAGCTGATGACGAGCTTCTTGAAGAAGAGTTTAATGTAGGATGATTCTCTTTACGGCAGACTGGCACATAAAACTGGGTCAGAAAAATGTCCCAGTCCAGTGGGCTACAAACCGTTATCAAATGTTCTTTGACCAGATCTATGAGTTAGAGAATGAGTGTAATATGCACATAATCGGGGGCGATCTCTTTGATCGTCTCCCGAATATGGAAGAGTTGGAACTTTACTTCAAGTTTATTCGTGGAGTAAAGATTCCAACAATTATCTATGATGGAAATCACGAAGCTACTAAAAAGAACAAGACTTTCTTTAGCCAACTGAAGCAAGTCTCGCGGGACATCAACCCCCTAATAAATGTAGTAGATATATCATACATAGACCAAGATTTAGGTTATGGCATATTGCCTTACGCTGACTTACATAGAAAAGGTGCTATAGATCATTTTGATAAGAGTATGCCCTTGTTCACTCATGTCAGAGGAGAGATACCACCTCACGTTAAACCAGAAATCGACCTAGACTTACTAGAAGATTTCCCTGTAGTATTCGCAGGCGACCTACACAGTCATAGTAATACACAAAGAAATATTGTATATCCAGGTAGTCCCATGACTACATCATTTCATAGAACAAAGGTAAAGACCGGGTATCTATTGATTAATGAAAATAACTGGGATTGGATGTGGGAAGAGTTTCGCCTTCCTCAGCTATTGCGTAAAACAGTAGCAACAGAAGATGAAATGATACCTACAGACTACGATCATACTATCTATGAGATAGAAGGCGATATACAAGACCTTGCAACAGTAAAGAACTCAGAGCTGTTGGATAAAAAAGTAGTAAAAAGAAAGTCAGAGGCTACACTCATTATGGATAAAGAGATGTCCATACAGGAAGAGCTGTCAGAGTATCTGACTTATATACTTGAAATTAATCCTGATAAAATACCAGACATAATAGGCACATACAATGATTACACTACAAACGTTGAGATGGGATAACTGCTTTAGTTATGGTTCTGGTAATGAGTTACAATTAGATGACAACACAGTAACCCAGATTCTGGGAACAAATGGCATGGGCAAGTCGTCTATACCTTTAATTATAGAAGAGGCGTTGTTTAACAAAAACTCAAAAGGGATCAAAAAAGCAGACATTCCTAACCGTTATGTTAATAATGGTTATAATATCTATTTGTCTTTCACAAAAGATACAGATAGGTACGAAATAACAATTAATCGTAAAAATAGTATCAAAGTAAAACTAGAGTGTAATGGAGAGGATATTTCTAGCCATACCGCTACAAATACTTATAAGATTCTCT